CGAGATTTCTGCCTGTCTCGTGGGCTCGGAGATGTGTATAAGAGACAGGGGTCGCCCTTACCGTTTTTTAACATTTCGCACCCGACTTTGGCACGGTTTTTGTTATGCGTGTGCGCCCGTGAAATTGTTTCACGTGGAACACTGCCACACCGATGCACGAAATAAAATGTTTCACGTGGAACACAACACAAAGAGTTAAGAAAAGTTAAAACGAAAATAATTTGTGCGCTTATGCTTGTATGTTAGAAAAATGTTGTATCTTTGCAGTGTTCAATTAAACATTTTGAAATTATGAAAGAGTTTATACAACATTTCAGAGAGCGACCGAAAGAAGCAATTAAAGAAGTTGCAATGTGTGTTATGATTTTCGCCGTATGTGGTGCGATGTTGTTTTTATCTGCAATCTTGCAGGGTTGCACCGTTACAAAGGGCACAACGGTACGGGGCAAGGCTACAATAATCACAACCGATACAACGATAGTCAAACACAACGGCACGTTGAAATTTAAGAAGTCTATGTTTAACAATTAAAAGTTTACTACAATGGAAGAAAAAAGAAACGCATTTGACGAATTTTCGTTTGCCGCTTTGTCGGCGTTGGGTGGCCTTATGGCGTGTAATGAAGTTTGCCGCAACCAACGTGCGGTTATGAAAATAAACCGCTTTCGTGCGTGGCTTATGGACTTGAAGCCGCAAGCAAACCCCGAACCGAATTTGCCGTTTGACGGCGAACCGCAAGGACAGACAGCCGAATAATTAACAATAAGTTTAACAATTAAAAGATTACTACAATGAAAAGTTTTGCAAGTAAATTTAACAAGACCACGTTTGGCATTGACACAACCGATTTTCAGTACACCAAGTTAGCCGATATTTTCAACTCTGAAAATGAGGGCGGCAAAGATGTGGTACACAAAATCAATGGGCTTTACGTACACAAGTCGCAATTAGGCGACAGCCCCGTAATTATTGATGAGGAAAACAAACGGCTGGTGAACCTGCCAAACCACACCGCCGAAACGGTGCGTGAAATACTTGCCGATGATGAGTCGGTACAAACTATCAAAGACGGCAAAGTCGGGTACACGATTTACGAGTACGAGAGCCACGGCAAGAAGTGTTACTCTATTTCGTTTGTGGACTTGTAAGAGTTTGGAAAGTTATGTTTAACTTTGTAGGGGTTGCAATGTTTGTAACCCCTATTTAATATAACAGCGTATGGCAAAGTCAGGTTTCAAGATTAAATTTACAAAGTCGGTATTTGGTGCAACCCAACGGGCGAAAATCAAAAAAGAGATATTGCAAGCCGTGGAAAGCAGCCCCGAATATAGAAAAGAAATTGCAAGGGTTTTTCAAATGGCGAACCGCCGAATACAGAATATAGAGCAAAGCGGACAACTTTCGCCAGCCGTGCAAGCGTTGAACAAAGGCGATATAAAAGGCTTTACCAAGTTTTCAATGAAAGGCGATTGGAACACCCTAAAAATTGAGTACGGCAAGGCGATTTCGTTTTTACGCCAGCCAACCAGTACGGCGCAAGGTGCAAGGCAGTACGGGCAACATTTGCAACGTATGTACGATTTAACGCCCGATGAGTACAATTTAATGGCAAGGAACTTGCAGGGTAAGTTAAACAGCGTTTCGGATAGTGATTTCGTGGAACGGTATTTGATGCGGTACAAGGATTTCACGGGCGAAATGGAGCAAAGCGCAAGCGATATAAGCACACAAATCGAAAGTGAAGCGCAAAGCATTTCACGGGCGATTGATGCAGAGATAGAGCGGCAAGCAAATGAGGTAGCCGACCAAATGGAGGATATGCAAAACGATATAGAGAGTATTTTGCGCAACTTTGGCAAGTTTGGCTTATGAAAAAAATACCTTTTGAGTTACAAGAAAGAATAAACAGCCCGACCGAAATTGCAAGCGTGTTGCAACGTGCCGTAAATGAAAAGAACATTATCGGAAACAGCAAGGGCGAAAGGTTTTATAACATACCGTGCGCCTTTGATATTGAAACAACAAGTTTTTACCGTGATACGGACGGACGGGCGTACACACACGAGCAAATGCAGCGTATGCAGGACAGCAACGGACGCAAGGCGAAATTAGAGAAAGCCGCAATAATGTACGTTTGGCAGTTTGGCATAAACGGATATACAATAATGGGGCGCACGTGGGGCGAGTTTGTCACGATGATGCAGACCGTAAGCGAGGTTTTAGGGCTGAATGACAAATTACGCCTTATTGTGTATGTGCATAACCTTTCGTATGAATTTCAGTTTTTGCGCAAGTGGTTTGAGTGGCAACGGGTTTTCAGTATTGATTTACGAAAACCGATTTACGCAATAACAACGGGCAACATTGAGTTTAGATGCAGTTACTTGCTTTCGGGCTATTCGCTTGCAAAGTTGGGCGAGCAACTTATGAAATACAAGTGCGCAAAAGCCGTTGGCGATTTGGACTACCAGCAAACAAGGCACAGCGAAACGCCGCTGACTGATGCGGAAATACATTATTGCATAAACGATATTAAAGTAGTGATGTGCTACATACAAGAACGTATCGAGGAAAGCAAGGGGATAACGCACATACCGATAACAAAGACGGGGTTTGTGCGCAAGTATTGCCGTGCGCATTGTTTGCGTGAAAAAAGCGATGCAGGAAAGACCGTACCTAATTGGGATTATGTAAACTTGATGCAGGAACTACAAATTACGGGTATGAATGAATTTAATATGCTGCAACGTGCGTTTGCAGGCGGTTTTACACACGCAAACGCCGAATATACAGACGAAATAATGTATAACGTGGATAGTTACGACTTTACAAGCAGTTACCCGTATGTGATGATAGCGGAAAAATACCCGATGTCGCAAGGCGTTGCAATCACGGTTAAAAGTATGGCGCAATTTGAGTTTTTAATATCAAAGTATTGTTGCGTGTTCGATATTGAGTTTACCAGCATATTTGCCAGCGAAACGCAAGACAACCCGATTTCGGCAAGCAAATGTTTCGTGAAAGAAAACCCGTGCGAAAATAACGGGCGCATTGTGGCGGCTTCAAAAATTGCGCTGACAATAACCGATGTTGACTTTAATATAATCAAAAATTTTTATACGTGGGAAAGTATGCGAGTTGGCGAAATGTATTGTTACAAGAAAGAGTATTTGCCGACCCCGTTTGTAAAATCAATCCTGCATTTGTACGAAAGCAAGACGAAATTAAAAGGCGTTGAGGGCAAAGAAGTGGAATATCTTAACAGCAAGGAAATGTTAAACAGTTGTTACGGTATGAGTGTTACCAACCCTTTGCGTGATGAGTTTACATATAACGGCGAATGGGATATTAACTCAATGACAGCCGAACAAAAACAAGAACTTTTATACAAGTACAACACCAGCAAAAACCGTTTCTTGTTTTACCCGTGGGGCATTTTCGTAACCGCATACGCACGGCGCAACCTTTTCACGGGCATACACGAAGCAAAAGACGATTACATATACAGCGACACCGACAGCATTAAAATAATGAACGGCAAGGAGCACGAAGCATATTTCAAGGCTTATAATATGCAGGTGCAAATGAAATTACGTGCAGCCTGCAAGTACCACGGTTTGCCGTTTTCCCTTTGCGAGCCGCAAACGATAAAAGGCATAACAAAGACTTTGGGCGTGTGGGATTTCGAGGGTACATATACACGGTTTAAGACGCTGGGAGCTAAACGGTATATGGTGCAAGAACCTAACGCACTAAAAGCAGGCGGACGGGCATACGATTTTAGTTTAACCGTTTCGGGCGTGAACAAAAAAGCCGCAATTCCCTACCTTATTGAAAAGTACGGGGCAAACGGTATCTTTGACGCTTTCACTAATTATCTGGATATACCGCCGCAAGCAACGGGCAAGAACATACATACGTACATAGACTACGAGATACAAGGCGAAATAACCGACTACAAAGGCAGCACGGCGCACTACAACGAACGCACGGGCGTACATTTAGAGCCGACAGGGTACAGCCTTTCCCTTTCGGTTATGTACATAAATTATTTGCGTGGAATTAAATTTAAGGACTAAAAATAAAAGAGTTATGACAACAAGAAAGACAAAGACAGACAAGCCGAAATTTTACGACTTGAAAGCGATTTTAAGCAAGAACGCCGACTATAATGTCATATTTGGCGAAAGGTCAAACGGCAAGACTTATGCAGCCTTAAAATATGGTTTGGAAAACTATATCAAGACGGGCAAGCAAATGGCATATATACGCCGTTGGCGTGAGGATTTACGGGGCAAACGTGCCGAAAGTCTGTTTGCAAATCACGCGGCAAACGGTCTTATTGAGGAACTGACAGAGGGCAAATTTAACGAAGTGTTTTATATGTCGAACAAATGGTTTTTATCTTTCTACGATGCAGAGAAAAACAAGCGTACACCCGACCCGACCCCGTTTTGTTACGGGTTTTGTTTGTCCGAGCAGGAACACGAAAAAAGCAGCAGTTACCCGAATGTTACAACGATAGTCTTTGATGAGTTTTTGACACGGCGGTATTATTTGCCCGATGAGTTTATGTTGTTTATGAACCTTTTGAGTACGATAATACGCCAGCGCAACGATGTTAAGGTTTTTATGCTGGGTAACACGGTAAACAAGTTTTGCCCGTACTTTACGGAAATGGGTTTGAAGCAAGTGCCGTTTATGGAGCAGGGAACGATAGATATATACCGCTTTGGAGAACACGGCGCAATAGTGGCGGTTGAGTATTGCAGCACGATAGTACAACACAAAGCCAGCAACAAGTATTTTTGTTTCGATAATCAAAACTTGCAGATGATTACGGGTGGTAAATGGGAACTTGCAGTATATCCGCATTTGCCGTGCAAGTACAAGCCGCAAGATGTGTTGTTTGTGTATTATATCAAGTTTAACGATGTGGTGTTACAAGGGAACATTATACAAGTAGGCAACGAATGTTTCACGTACATACACGCAAAGACAACCCCGATAAAAGATGAGGAAAACAGCCTTATTTATTCGCTGGAAATGAACGGCAAACCGAACTACAAACGCAAGTTGTTGAGTACGGCAAGTTATGTGGAACAACAAGTCGCACGGTTTTTCGCAATAGACAAAGTTTTCTACCAAGACAACGAAGTCGGCGAAATAGTACGCAATTATTTAATTACGAGTGCAAAGACAAACATTGTTTCGCTTAAATGAAAATAACGGCGGTTTGGTGCAAATTTCGTGCCGAACCGCACGTTTTACGAAATAAATAACTACCTTTGCAATAGGAGCTGAAAATTTATTGATATGGACGCAAATACTATTATTCAAATCATTTCAAGTTTGGGTTTTCCGATTGTGATGTGTGGCGCATTGTTTTGGTATATGGTGAAACAAAGGCAGGCGCACCAAGAAGAAACGGAACACCTAAAAGATACGATTGCGGAAAATACGAAAGTGTTAGCCGAATTAACAACGCTTATTAAAGTTTTGACCGATGAAAAGGAAAGATAACATTTACAAGTTGTACCAAGCGCAAGTAAGGGACAAAGACACCGCCGTAACCGAATTTATTGCGAACACGTTGGCGAAAACTCAAAGTATGTTTGAGTATGAGGGTTTGCCCGACAGCATACCGCAAAAGGAATTGGAACGGCTTTTGCAGACCACAGGCAACGCCTTTGTTACCAGCGTGGACGGGGTTTTGTATGCGCTTTCGGGCGGCAAAGGCGGCGAACCCGATGTTTACGGACGGGCAACGCTTTACACCGTGGCGAACCCTGCAATAAAGTTAAACAAAACCTACGATATACAGAAAGACGGGGTTTTGATTGAAAATGACAGCAACGGCGAAAGCCTTTTGCCGCTTATTGGGCGTTATGCCGTCTTGCATACTGACGGGCTTATTTCGTTGAACACGGCAAGCATTTTGACCCGTATTACAATGCTGATAAGTGCCGGCGATGACAAGACAAAACAGAGTGCCGAGGAATTTTTGCTCAAGATACAAGACGGCGAATTTTCAATTATCGGGGAAAACGCATTTTTCAAGGGCGTAAATATGCAGACAGCCCCGACCACAAACAGCGTGTATATTACACAACTTATTGAACTGATACAATACTACAAAGCCAGTATGTACAACGAATTGGGGCTAAACGCAAATTATAATATGAAGCGTGAACGGCTCAATTTGGGCGAGGTAAGTATGAATGTAGATGTACTTTTGCCGTATGTGGATAATATGCTAAAAGAAAGACAAAATGCAGTTGAAAAAATTAATGCGATGTTTGATACCGAAATTTCGGTTAAACTTGCTTCAAGTTGGGGTTTGGAAAGGGATAATTACAACGCTTTGGCGGCTGATTTGGAAACGGCAAAGGAAAACCCCGACCCGACAGAAGAACCCGACCCGACAGAGGAAACAGCCGAAACAGACGGAAACGGAACGGAAACAGACGGGAACGATACCGAAACAGAGGAAACAGAAGAAACAGAAGAAAACAAAGATAAACAATGAAATACAGCGAACTATTTACAAAGGGCAACGGGATATTCGCAACGGTTTTCAAGACCGAATACCCGACAGAGTACGCCGCAATTTTCGGCGATACCGACCCGACCAAGTTAGACGCTTACGCCTTACTGATGTACGGCGGCAAGACCGTTGTAAACTCTATCAATGCGGAAAACGCAAGTGATGTTGTTTCGGCGGTTATTGCCGTGAACGTGCAGGGGTGGGAACGTGAAGCGGCGGCGATGTTAGCCGATTACGATGTACTGACACCCGTAACGGGGCAAGTTGAACGGACGGAAACCGTAACTTTGCAGGAAAGCACGGACAACACCGAAACGGGCGCAAACAAGGCGTTCAACGATACCGATTTTTCAGACAGCGACCGAAAGACCGCAAACGATGAGAGAAACCGCACAGAGGAACGCCAAACAACCGAAACCAGCAAAGGAACGGGCGCAAGCAAATCAATTTCGACCGAAATTGCAAAAGAATTGCAGTTAAGGCGTGATAATTGGAGAAAAAACATTATCTTTGCACTTGTAAGCGAGATAACAACGAGTATTTACGAATAACTAATTTTAATTTTAGCAATATGGAAGTAAAGCAGATTTACACGCTTATTAACAGCGTATCAAAAGAAGTTTTGGGCAAAACCGACATTGTGCAGGAAGATTTAACGGGCATTGTGGATTTGGGCAAAGAAGTGTTCAATCAAAGTGCCGTGGATAATTACGTTAAATCACTTGTAAACCATATCGGCAAGGTGATTTTCGTAAACCGACCTTATGCGGGCAAAGTGCCGAGCGTTTTAATGGATGCGTGGGAGTTTGGCAGCGTTTTGGAAAAAATAAGTGCCGATGTTCCCGAAGCAGAGGAAAACGACACGTGGAACTTGAAGGACGGACAGAGTTACGACCAAGATGTTTTCCACAAACCGGCCGTTACCGCAAAGTTTTTCAACTCAAAGGTTACGTTTGAAGTGCCCGTATCAATCACCGAAAGGCAGGTTAAGGAAAGTTTCAGCAACGCCGCACAACTCAACGGCTTTATTTCGATGATTTATGCAGCCGTTGAAAAGTCAATGACTATCAAAGCCGATGCGCTGATAATGCGTACAATTAACAATATGATTGCGGAAACGGTTTTGGCTGATGCGGATGCGTTCGGCGGTAGTGCGGTCAACCTAACCAATGCCGACCTTTCCAGCGCAAGCACGGCACGTTGTGTAAACCTTTTGAAGTTGTATAATGACAAGTATTTCCCTGCAACGCCAGGCACTCCCAGCCCGACCCCGAACCCTGACGCACTGACAGCGGCAAAGGCTATCACAGACCCCGATTTCATCCGCTTTGCATCTTACGTAATGGGTACGTATGCCGACCGCCTGCAAAGCATTTCGACCGTGTTCAACGTTGGCGGCAAGGAAAGATTTACGCCGAAAGATATGTTGCACGTTGTTCTTTTGTCCGACTTTGCAAAGGCAGCGCAAACCTATCTTTATTCCGACACGTTCAACCGTGGCGATGTGCTTTTGCCGCAAGCCGAAACCGTACCTTTTTGGCAGGGCAGCGGACAAAACTACGAGTTTGCCAGCACGGGAAACATTAATATCAAGGAAAGCGGCGGCAAAGCCGTTGAAATTTCGGGCGTGTTGGGCGTAATGTTCGACCGTGATGCGTTGGGCGTTTGCAATCTTGACAGACGGGTAACAACCAACTACAATGCGAAAGCCGAGTTTTTCAACAACTATTACAAGTTTGACGCTGGATATTTCAACGACACAAACGAAAACTTTGTAGTATTCTTTATTGAGTAACTCAATAGGTATTAGATTGTTTAACTTTGGGCGGTGTGGGTGCAGGTGAAAGCGCACCGCACCGCCTTTTTTCTTTGCAGATATGACAACGATAAACTTTTATTCATACAACGGACACCCTAACACGGTAAACAAGCAGTTAGGCACGTTTACGGCGATTGAGGGCGATTTGCGGCAAACTTTCGATGTGTTGCGCCCGACCGTAACACTACGAAAGCAGCCCCGACCGACTTTCAATTATTGTTATATTCCCGATTTGGGACGGTATTATTTCGTGGAAAGGGTAAGTTTTGAGGGAAACAACGCCTACGAACTTACGTTGCGTGTTGACGTGCTTAAAACCTACGAAAGCGAAATTTTGGCGGCAACGGGGCGTGTATCTGAAAGCGACAAACCCGACCCGTATATTTCAAACCGTGATACGGTTTACAAGCGCACCCCGAATTTCGAGAAAGTGCCGTTTGCAAATACGGGCTTACTCAATGAAACGGGCGGCATTATTATGGTAACTTTGAAAGGAACAACCGAAAATTAAAAGAGTATGGCAGTAATTGTAAATATACCTAACGCACACGATGATAACAGCCAGTGGAACGCAAGCGGCGGTTATTGGGATATAAACGTAAGAACGAATGGCGGTTATTTGTTTGTAGGCGATATTACAGCCGCTTACACCGACACCAGCGGAACGCCGAAAAGCGTTGTTTTGGATATGAACGGCGCAAAGGTTTGGGCATTTGGTGAGTTGTCCGACACCGATGCAGACACGGAAATAACTATCACGGGAAACACCCGAAGCGAAAACGATTTGGAAGTTATAAACAACATACCGAACACGACAGCAACGGGAACAAAGGGCAGCAGTTATCTTGATGCGAGCATACAAGTAACGGCAAACGAGGGTTACAAGATAACGGCGGCGCAAGTGGATTTTACAGACAGTTACGGCGACGCCGATACGAAGGACTTGACAATTTCGCCAGACGGTAAAACGGCAAGTTGGGAGTGTGGCGATGCCGACACGGGCAAGAGTTTCACGCTTACGGGTACTACAGCCAGCGAGGGAACACCCGAACTAACCGTTACAAACGAAATAGCGGACACGACCGAACAACACACGTATGACGGGCAAACGGCTACTTTTACGGTTAATGGCAGTTATCCAAGATGCCGTTTTAAGCAACCGACCGTAAATTATACGGGTACGGACGGGCAACCGAAAGCCGTACAAATGGAAGTTGAGGTTTTGGAACGTGGAAGCATAGCAACGGCAACCGTTACGGATATAGACCCGACAAAGCCCGTAACGATAACGGGGCAATACTTGTACGCTATAATGATAGAGCCAAGTTTAAGTAATTGTTATGCCGACCCCGAATTACCCGAGCATTTGTTTGAGGGCGACACGTTAAGCGTTGTTTTGAAAGCGAACCCGAACACGGCGTTTGATGATACGGACAAAATGAAAATACCCGTTTTTTCATACAAAGACGAACAAGGATATTATCAAAATAAACCGCTAACCGTTTCAGAGGATAAACAGACCGCAACGGGGCAAATTTTGTTAGGCGAGTATCAAAGTATGGGAGTAGTTGCGGAAGCGTACCCCGTTACCGTTGTGGGCGGGCAGTACGGCGCAATAAACGTGTATTTGGTAACACTTGATGAGTTGGCAGAGTTTAGCGGCAAACGATTTTTCAAGGAAACGGGCACAGACCCCAGCACGGGCGCACCCATATACGAAAACATAGATTTGGGCGCATACGTGAACAAAATACGCCGTGTTTACACCAGCATAGCGGTAAGCAGCACCGATGTAATACGATGCGGCAACTACAATACGGGCGTATCTTGCCACCAGCCGGCACAGGACAAAATAACACTTGATTTCGGCACGGCGGTAGTACCAGCGCACAATGAGGACAACACCGACTACGAAAGCGAAATACAAATCTTTTTGCCGTTTGCAGGCTTTGTAACACTCAATACCGATTATGCAGGTAAAACGATAGGTTTGCAGTATGTTATAAACGTGGTAACGGGCAACGGGGTTGCGCTTTTGTCCTGCAATGGCGTTGTATTTCAAGTTGAGGAAACCGAACCGAGCAGCGAAATAATATACCTTTCACCAAGTACCCAAGTTAAAACCGTGGGCGGCGATGATTGGAACGAAATGTTATATTACGGTTTAGAACCTTACATTTACTGCAAATGGTACGAGAGCGCAAGCAACGGGCGAAACAATGACAGACAAACGGGCATTTTAGGCGATTTCAGAGGGTTTAATGTGTTCGATGATGTAACACCTATCCACACCGCCGAAATGCTGACAGAAGAGCAGGAAATGATATACACGGCTTTATCTGACGGCGTTTATATTGAGTAACTGCAAGGCAGGACAAAAAGAAAGGCGGCAACTTGATTGTTACCGCCTTTTCTTTTCGCTTGCTGATTGTTATTTGTCCTGCAATGTTTCAACGCCCGTTAAACCGATGTACAAGTTTGTCGGGTAACATTCGCAAAAGGTTTTGAAACGCCCGATAAGTTTTTCAGCGGCGATAAAGTCATACGCTTGATTTTTGCAGGCGACTTCTTTTGCGAACTTGTTGCGTGTATCACGGTTAAACACGATTTGATTTTCCAAAATATCACACCCCGTTTGCAGGCTTTCGGCGATGCTTTCCAAACTTGTACGAATTTCGGGCGCATTTGTAGCCAAAAACTCAACGTGTTCCTTTGTCTGCAATAACATTTCTTGCAATGCGTTCAACACTCTTTGATTTTGATAAAGTAAATCTGTCGTTTTCATTTTGATAAGTATTTAATTGTTTAACACGATGCAAATGTAGGCATTTTATTTTAATTACAATCGTTTGGCGTGTTATTTTGTGTTAAATTATTCTTTTAACTTTGTTTAACAATGTGTTCCACGTGAAACATTTTATTTCGTGCATCGGTGTGGCAGTGTTCCACGTGAAACAATTTCACGGGCGCACACGCATAACAAAAACCGTGCCAAAGTCGGGTGCGAAATGTTAAAAAACGGTAAGGGCGACCCCTGTCTCTTATACACATCTCCGAGCCCACGAGACAGGCAGAAATCTCG